TGCTATACATTTATGTCTAGTTCCACCAACAACAACAATGTTATTAGTAACTGATACTTCAAACCCCATAAGTACAAGGACTTTTTCGCCGTCAATAACCTTGGAATTGTCTGTGTCTTTACCAATCTTAGCAAGTACCATCTTGTTGTATATTGCAGGAGTAACTTCTAAGAACTTTCTTTCTCCTTCGGGTACATTAGCTTCTTGGAATTTTTGGCTAATTGAAGCTAAGTAAGTGATGATATTAGCACTTGTTACCGCCGCCGTAAATGCATCAATTGTAACTCCTGCATTTACATACTCTGCGAATATGTCTTGGTCAACGTCGTCAGCCATTCTGATACCTAATTTCCTTTGTGCTTCTCCCATTAACTTTTGGTTAGCTTGTGCCTTATCTATATCGTCAATAGCTACATGACAATACTTAGCTTGGTCTATGTCAAGCCATTGTGCTTCGTCAGTTAATTGATCGGGTGCATTAATATCAGCGTTCTTAGTGTAATCATAAGAAAGCACGTCACCGATAGTCATTATCTTAACTCTGTCACCTCTTGACTTGATTTCTCCTTCATAGTCTTTATTACAATGCTTTGCTGCTACCATTACCTTATCTCTTTCTTTTAAAATACCTGTTGACCATATTTCGGGTATGAAATTTTGAACTGACATTTTACATTCCTCCTAATATTTTATTTCCATTTGTTCATTGAGTTTGTTAATAAATCGTAATTCTTGCTCATCCAATCGTGGTTGCCTTTGTTAGCTTCAAACACTTCTTTAGCAATAAAATCATTACTAGTAATTCCATTGCCTACTGTTGACCCTGTTGAAGTTAAAGCATTTTTAATATTGATTTCTTGTGTCTTTGAACCTTTTTCATATTCTGCAAGTTTAGCTTTAAGGCTTGCATTTTCTTGGTGTACTGCATATGCAACTTTCAAGGGCATACCTTCATTAAAAGCTTTCCATACCTCTTGGGTAATTTCTTCGCCTTTGACGTCGGGGTAAGCTTCTGAAAACTCTGAATATTGTTTATTAGTGTACTCTTTTTGTATTTGTGTTTGTCTTTCACTTTCAAACTGTTCTCTAAACTTTTTAGATTCAACAAGTTCTCTAGCGTATTCTTCGGGTATATTATTTTGGACATACTCGTCTACTTTGCTTTGTTCCTCTTGTGCCTTTACCGCATTGTCATAGTCTGCCTTATTATGTATGCCATGGCTTTCACCATATAATCGGTCATACTCTGCATCTATGGCTTTTTGTGATTCTATTGCAATCTTAGCTTCATACTCTCTACGGATATTAGCATATTCTGCATTTTTTTCTTTGGATTGAACTTGCTTATCTTCTACTTGTGTAGTTGTGGTCTCTACATTATCCGCATTTACGGTCTCATTAGTAGGTCCGGTAGCTTGTTCATTTATAAGTGGCTCAACGTTCACCACTGGCTCTGCGTTTACAGTGCTTTCAATAATTTCATCCATACAATAGTCCTTTCTGATTTTTACCCTATTCAGTGGGAGATTTTGAATACAATATAAAAACACCTAGAAATTAACCTAAGTGTTGAGAATAGCAATTAATGGACTTACATGAATTTCAATGCCACTATTATTTATATATTTCTAACTCTGTGGCATATTTTAAAATTAATTCTGATAACTCTACAATTAACTCATATCTGTTCCACATTAATGCTTCATTCTGTGCTTGTTCTAATATTGCTATTTGTTGTTCTAATTTTTCTTTCATTATTTGATGCCCTCCCAATCCTCAGCTAATACATCATTTATAGATGGTACCCATGTGCTTACGGTATTATTAACATTTTTAATTGCTAAATACGAATTATAATCTACCATTTCCCCGAATTGCTCTTTTGCAATGTCGGTATTCGAAGGATATGAGTTTTCAGGTACATAATAAACAAACATACCTTTACCATTCCAACCTTTTCTAGCTATTTTCTTTCCCTCTTTTGCTAATTCTATTGCATTTCCAAAATTCATCATATATTATTGACCGCCTTTCATCGAGTTATTTACTGATTGTTTCATTAACTGCATTATAGTAGCTTCTTGTTGTCCTTCGGGTAAGTTTTGTATTTGTGCTTGTACATCTTTTGGAAGACTTTCTAGAAACTGTGCCATTTTCTCGAACTCTGCTTCTTTTGCTTGTTGTTCTTGTTGCCCTTGCATAGTCTGTTGATTTTGTTGTATTCCCTGTTGTCGCATAGCTTGTTCCTGTTGCATTTGAGCCTGTTGTTGCATCATTTGTTCCTGTGCTTTTACTTCTTCGATTAATCCCTCTTTATCGGTTATATATCCGTCGGGCATACGTTCAAGCATCTGTACAAAAGATATTTTACCATCTTTAAGTAATTGCATTATAGTATTAACGCTTGTTACTTCTGACCACATTTTGCTAGGCCCTACATCTATTTTAAGATTTAAAGGCATATCTTTATAATCCGCTCCGTTAATCTCTCCTACTTTGCCTACACCTTTTTCTTGATAGCCTACCTTACGAGGTAAATCGTAGTTGTTTTCTATGAAGTCTAATTGATTTAGCACTAAATCCTCTACAAACTGATATAGGTTATATTTAGGATTATCCAATGGTATAGCATTTTGTTGTGCGGTAACTTGTATTGCGGTTCCGCTTGCTTGTGTAGGGTCTACATCACCTAACGCAGCATCATTAGCACCGTTTAACTCTTTAGTGCTGCTTATCATATCACCCATGAAGCCAAACATATTATTATTCATTTGTCCCGGTTGTAATTGTTGTACTGCTCCTGTCACGTCACCTTCTACACCTATAGCACCTCCTATTGCATTATCATAGTTTTCACCTATTCTAGTCCTGTCAAATATAACCTTACCAAATGCGGTCATTCTCATATGATATACGACATTTGAGTACATTTGATTGATTGCTACATTATTAGGGACTATTGCGGTTCCCGGTGCGGTGCCATGATAAGAGTTTTTACGTTTAATCCAATTTCCCCATGCTAGAGGATAACGCTTTAATCCCATAGCCTGCTCTTTAATGATAGTACAGTATTTAGTAGACATTCTATAGTATATCTCGCCATCTTTTCGCCATAGTTTTATAATATATAAGCATTTACCACTATCAACACTATCTGATGCATCAAGTTCAATCTTTCCTCTATCTCCACTTTGTTCTTGATAGTCTTGGTCGCCTACTATACGCATATAGTCTTCTTCTTTGACTTTGTTAGCCTTAGCCTTAGCCTTTAACACCGATACCATATCTCTACCCATAACCAGTATATAAGGTTGTGTTTGTATCTCTCTGTTATTGGGATTACCTAGCATAATTTCCGCACCATCTTTAATTACATTACAAAAGTCGCCCATTATCTCAACTGGTTTACCAGTCTTAGGGTCTATACCATTATATTGTTTAGTGCCTTTGTTTTCGTCCCAATATGTATATATTGCATAGTCGCCAGTGTTAAAGCCATCTTGTAAGCACTCACGTAGCAGAATATCAATCTTATCCTTTTCCCACTTGTCGGCTAGTTTATAATTGAGCATATCTACTTTATTCTTATCGGCTGCTTGCGTTTCGTCTAAAGGCTTCTCTTTTGTTCCATCTTCAAAGTTTTCTATACTAAACTTGGCTTTAATAGGTGAACTTAATAACATTGCAACTTCGTGATCCATTATTCTTCTATACACTGGCAATATCATTGTGGGTTGTCCGTTAGCCTTAACCCCTCGCCAATGGTCGTTTGCTGCAAAGGCTTCATTAACATCTATGTTTTTGTAATATGGCGGTGTTAGTTTGTTGTTGTAGTCCATCCCTATTTGATATAGTCCGTAATCCTCTTGTATCTTATCCATCTATTCACCTTCTTTCACGTTGTATGGGTCATATGTTGCAATAGCATTCATACCCTCTTGAACTAAATCTCTTTCCTTCTTCTTTTCTTTAACTTCTGCATACTGTTTGAAGGTCTTTATAGGGTTTATATTAACTGTAGGTGCTATTGCATTACTAACACCTTTGCCATGCTTATAGCCTAGACAATAAGCTTTAATGCACATGAAAAAAGCAACTACTAATGTAATTGCTAAAATAATATTATTCATTTATTTTCACCTCATAACTTGGCATTTGTTTAATTTCAACTTCTTCACCTTTTTCATTGTAAAGCTTACCGCATCTGCTGCATCTTATAGATTTACCATTAGTCGCAATATTAAAAAATTCATTACCACATTTACATTTCATTTAAAATCCTCCTGTTATATAAGAATTGTCAACCTTTTCACCCATGTACGGATTAGGCTTTGGCTTTTCGCTTGGGAAGTTATAATGTGTGTTAGTGTCACTTAACTTACTTGTTGGAGAATGTCGCATAATACAAAACCCTCTTAGTGCATCATTTATATGTGTAAGTTCGTGAGGTTCGCTAGCTACATCATTGAAGTTGTTTTTATCTTGTTGCAGCTGCGGTAATGTTCTAATAAGATTAGTACACCCACAAAATATCTTAAGATTAGCGGCCTTTTTAATTTCTCCTGTTTGTTCATCTTTCATTTCATAAGGTCTTAACCATTCTTTAACATTGTACCATCCTGTCACCCTGTCATTGTTTGATTTAATACAACTTACTCCATTTTCCCTAAATATATCTATAGCCGACTTCTTTGTTTCCTGCCTACGATTAAATAAATCTGGTGGAGCATATGTGGCTCTTATGTTGTCATCCTTATTAATTTCTAGTATCTTTTTAGCTGCATCTGATATAACTAAGTCACTTTCATACAATTCTTTATACACATAAGCATTGTCATGTGTGTCTATTGCTATCCACAATACCGCTAACATATCCAAACCATAATCTATAGTCCTATATCTGTTCCAGTTACTAGGTATTGTTATAGGAGCAATTACGTGTATGTCTTCTCTAAACTCTTTAAAGTAATTGCCACCAATAATACCCCAATGGCCTAAACAATAAACCATGTAATAGTATGGGTCGCTATCTTTAAAGTCCTCTAATACTTTTACCGCTGCTGCATCTAAAAATCTATTGTCTTTATAAGTAGTTTCTAATACTGTGGCATCTATTTTCCTATTGTCAAAAAACTCTACCTTTAACCAATGCCCTATATGGATAGGGTTAAACATAAGAAACATTTGTTTATCATATTTGCTTCTACCTCTCATACGAATGTTAAGTTGTCTATAATCTCCTATATCGAGTTCTGAAGCTTCTTCTATAATTATATCTGTAATGCCTTGGATAGACTTTAGCTTCTCAACATCATCAATTCCAGTGAATATAAACTTATTACCATTAACACACTCTATAGTCATATCAGTTTTATTCACTTTAAATAATGGCATACAATCATAAGAGGATATAATTTCTTGTATTAAAGCAAATATACTCTCTCTAATAGTTTTTCCTACTTTTCTAACTACTAAGTATTTATGTCCCGGTTCTGTTATGCAGCGGTAAACATTTAATTGTATTATTCCATAACTTTTACCACTACCTCCGCCACCTTTACAGCATATGTAACGATTTCTATTATTTCTTAAATCTATGATCCATTTATTCATAAGCTTTGGTAAAATACTAAAATCAACTTCATACACTAAAAACACCCTCTTTATGAATAAACTATGAACAAGTTAACCCTATTTACTACATATCTTCAATTTAATTCTTACCCAACGGTGAGAGGGGTTAACCAAACCCTTTAAAATGCTCATTCCTTATTTTATAAAAACGTCGTGAAATTATAGTTTCGCGACATTAATGCTATTCATCATCCCAAACAGGCTCTTTTACTGTAATTGTTTTTACGTTAGCATCAACTTCAATCTTTTCTGTAAATAGTTTAAGGTGTTTACCTAATAACTCTAATGCTTTTAACTGGTCGCCCTCTCTTATGCCCTCTCTGTCTGCTATTGCCTTGATGCCTTGTAATACGTAGTCGGCGGTAATACCATTGTCTGTGGCTCTCTTAGCTAGTCTAGTTTCTATCTCTTTGGCTATATAAGGTTTTTTAAGGTTTTCATATCCTATAACAAAAGCGGTTTTTTCCTTATAACCTGCCTTTATAGCTGATTCGGTAGCATTAAGGCTTATCATGTAATATTGTATAAATAACTCTTGCTTTGGTCTTAGTTTCATAATGCTACCTCCTATCTATTCTATAGTAATAAAGTATCTTTTGCTTAACTCTTCGACAACG